GAAATCGCTGTGTCTGTATAGGCTGTCGTTGCTATTTTTGTACTATTATTTCCTGCTGATTGGGTCGTAGCTGTGTCTAATCTTGCTGCTGCAACTGTACCAGAAGTTAAATTACTAGCATTTAAGGAACTTAGATTAACCTCCGCCCAAGTTAAACCACCTGTATTACTAGACTGTGCTGATAAAAAGTAGCCATTAGTAGGTGAGTTAGATACCTTTAGGTTTGCTTCGTCTACTACATTATCTGCAATAGTTAAAGCACCACTACCTGTAACTTCTCCTGAGTGAGTTGCGTTAGTTGTAAGACCACTAACTGTTGAGTTAAGTGCAGCAATGTCTACACCGTCAACTGTTCCTGATACTGTGATATTCCCTGTTACATCAACACCAGCACCAACGTCTAAATTGCCAGTTACATCAACGTGTCCATCGGTGTTTAACTGTAATCTAGTTGTTGTACCGTCATGGAAAACAAACGCACCGTTTGAATTTTGAAGTAGCCAATCAGGATTACTATTACTATCCGTAAATTGTATATAAGGTGCTGTGCTTGTTAAAGTTAAATTTCCAGTAATAGATGTTCCATCGCTAGTTGACTCCCACTTCTTCACGCCATCATAAAAAATTTCTACTCCACCATTTAACGTACCTACTAAGTAATTCTCTTGTGAGCCACTTCTAAGTACAGTAGTACCTGATTCAAATATTAAACTACCAGTTGAGTTTTGTATAAAAGCATGGCTTCCTGAATGGTTGACTTGTAGATCCGATCCAGTCCCAAACTTAGCTTTAACGGTATCGTTATATAAGTTATCTCCAGTCCACGTATTACCAGTAGTTGATGCAAAGTTACCACTAGCTGTTACACCACCTTGCCAAGAACTACCATTATAAACCTTTAGTTCATTAGCAGACGTATTAAAGAATAAGTCTCCAGTATCTAAACTTGATGTTGGGTTATTAGCTCCTGTTCTATATCTAGCACTAAAGTCATTAACAGTACCTATATTAGAGGCTACTGTATTAACATTGGCAATAGATCCAGCTGTAGTATTAACATTGGATATTGATCCTGCTACGGTATTAACATTTGAGATACTTCCAGCTGTTGCGTTAATGTTTGATGCATTACTTACAGCAGAGTTTATATTAGTAGCGTTTCCAGCTACAGCAGTAATATTAGAATTATTACCAGCAACTGTTGTGACATTTCCTGATATACCTGCAACTGTTGTAACGTTTGTACTTACTCCAGCGACAGTTGTTATGTTACTTGAAATATCAGCCAACGTATTTAGATCAGATACTATAGCTGTAGTACCCAATGTATTCATATCAGACACAGCATCAGCTGTACCTAATCTTCCTATTTCGGTTGCTTTACCAGCTACAGCTCCGATATCAGTTGCATCTGCCGCTACAGCATTAATATTAGTAGCGTTACCAGCTACAGCATTAACATTACTAATTGATCCAGCTACGGTATTAACGTTAGAAATACTTCCAGCTACGCTTGATATTTCTGTTGCTATTGGTACTTGTCTATGGAATGTATAAGTATTTAATGTAGATGTTGTCTCTACAATCAGACCATACGTTGATAAGTAAGTTGTGCTATTAGCTAAACCAGTAATGGTGACGGTTGAGTTACCGACAGTGCCATTAGCAATCGTAGCCACTCCTGATCCATTGGAGGTGAGGTTGCTGCTGAGAGCTTTAATAGATACAAGAGTTCCAGTGCCGTTATTAACGTCAGGGTTAGCGTTAGGAAAAGATGTTTCATTTGCTATAGGGACAAAACCACCTACGTCATCAACAAGATCAATAATCCTGTCATTGATAGCAGCAGTTGTAGCTATTGTTGTATCGTTATCTGGAAATGTATCACCATCTTTTATTGTGTCGCCTGTACTTATATTGAAATACCTAGCATCCGACTCTGTTTCTGTGTAATACCTGTTATCTAACTGACCGGCATTTAGTTCTGTTTCTGTATAATATCTGTTATCTAGTTGACCAGCATTTAGTTCTGTCTCTGTGTAATATCTACCATCCAATGTGCCATCAGCTATCTTTGCGTTTGTTACAGCATCATCAGCTATCTTAGCTGTAGTTATATTAGAGTCCGCTATCTTAGCTGTAGTAATATTACTGTTAGCTATATGAGCTGTATCTATAGATCCATCAACGTAATGTTCTGAGTTAATCGCATCATCTGCAATCTTTGTACCATTTACAGCATTTGCAGCTATCTTTTGAGATATAACACAGCTGTCTTGTAGCTTACCTGCGTCTATAGCATTAGTAGCGACTTTAGCATTAGTTACTGCTGAATTATTTATCTTAGCTGTAGTTACAGCATCAGCTGCTATATGCTCAGTATCAACAGCATTGTCTGCAAGTTTAGTACCATTTACAGCATCTGTTGCTATCTCACTGGTACCAACAGAGTTAGCTACAAGGTTATCAGCGTTAACAGTTATATCTGTAGGTAATGCACCACTAGCTAGTTTAGCCATAGTGACAGCGTTATTTGCTATATCACCTTCAACTATTGATCCAGACGCAATTGATGTAACACCTGAACTATTAATAGTGACATCACCACTAACTGTTGTAGCAGTAACAACGTTACTAGAGTTACCTAGCAGTACTTTACCACCAGCTGCTCCAGCTAGTTTTGTATGAGCTATTGCTGCTCCAGCTGCAATATTACCATCTACAATAGAGCTATCTATTTCCGCACTACCGATAGAATCGTTAGCTAAGTTTGTAGTACCAGTAACTGTTAACGATCCAGCAACTGTTAATGCATCGTCAACCGCTACAGTACCAGTAGCTGAGTCTAAAGTTAAATTACCGCTACTTGTACTGACTTCTGAAGCCCCATCAAGACCAACTCTTATATTCTTAACTAGTGCTCCTCCGGGAACTGTCTGTTGTCCTGTGTAGTTAGAAGTACCAGTTACATCAAAGGTTCCAGTAACGTCTAGGTTTCCTCCAATGACTGTATTACCAGAGGCGTTAAGACTAGATAGTGTTGTAGCTCCAGTTACTCCGAGAGTTCCGCCTACTGTTTGATTACCATCTACAGTTACATTGCTGTCAAAGTCTGCTGCTCCTGAAACATCTAGGGTTCCGGGTAAATCAACATTACTTGTCCACTCAACGTTAGTACCATTAGTTTGTAAAACCTGTCTATTGGTTCCGCTTTGAGCAAGCTTATTAACAGCTATTTCAGCAGTAGATGAAATGTCACCATCGACAATAGTTCCATCTTTTATTTGTGCACTTGTAATTGCTGAGTCTCTTATGTCCTCAGTAGTTACGATTTGATTCTGTTCCTGACTAGCAAAGCGAACTAATTTGTGGTTCGCATTTAAGTCAGCAGCTCTAATAGAAGAACCAGCTACATAGGTCGCGCTATCTCCATTCTCTAGTTCAGTCTCTCTATATACATGGATAGCATCAACTGCTGTTCCTAGAGTTATACCTGAACCACTAATTTTATATTGTCCGGCGGATGGTGTTGAAGTTGTATATGTAAGGTTAGAGCCGTTGACTTTAACCTTAATGTCTGAGTCTTTAATTTTATCGATACTAAACGTGTAGCTGGTGGTGGCACTACCGCTAGTTAAGAATTGTTCAGTTGTCGCCATGGATTAATTTGTTATTTTGGAATGTCTAAGATTTTGTCGATTGTTCTTTTGTTAGCTTCTCGGTTTTGTAGTTTCTGATTTCTCTCTTCTATAAGTAGTTTCTGGATATTGTTGTCTTTTTTGATCTGTGCCCAAGCTCTTTTCTTAGCTCTATCAAATGCTTTTGAAATCTTTTTATAATGAGGGAATGATCTAGGTTCAGTAGATTTATTACCAGATTTTCTCTCATAATTCATTTCAGCTACTGATAGCTGCACAGCCTCATCAGCAGCCATTTCATTTAATGTCTTCTCTAAGTTCTGTTCACCTATGGCTTTCTGGAACATAGATCTGACTCTTGGACTATCACTTAAATCTGTACCATCAGGAGCTGCATATGTAGACGTTCTAAGATCGTATCCACTATTAAATAACAACTCTCTCCCGGGAGAATAATCTAGATTGAAATTAACTGGAGACACCGCATTAAACATACGAGTCATAAAGTTATGATCTTTGATTGGTCTTCCAGTAAGGATGTCGTATTTAATAGGTAGTGGATCAAAAGCAACATTCTCAGATATAAGGTTTCTATTCCTTATAGAGCTTTCAATATCAGAACCTAACTCTCGTGTATAAGGAGTTAGAACCTTACCTATCTCATTTCTTAAACTTGATAGAGGTAAAGTGTTATTCATCAATGCAGCAATGATTCTGTTTTGTTGACCGGGTTGTCCAGAGAACAAGTCAACGAAAGATTGTAATCCAGCTAGATATGACTTACTGGTAATAGTTCCAGCTAGTGCCATACTTAACTTTGCAAATTGATCTTCAGACCACTCTTCACCCATTAACTCTTGGTGATCACCTATGTCTCCTACTAATGCAAGTATCTGGTTGTATGGTTCAAAAGCGTCATAGTTAACCCAAACATTACCAAGTTTAATTGTCCTTGGTTTCCAGCCTGCGTCTATCCATGCTTGTCTCTTTTGTCTATCAGTAGGACCGTTTCCATGTAAGCCGCCATTTAGGAATGCTTGTCCAGCCATAAATATAGCTGAGCTACCCATAGCTAATCGACCAGCTTGAACAGCCTTGGCGTTCATAAGATCTTGAGTATTTTCTATTCCATAAGCCTTTAGACCTGATAGATCACTACCGGGTTTTGCGAAATTAATATCATTCCACTCTTTAACTAGGAAGTTAAAACCGGGGGTATGTTTAGCAGTTAAAGAAAGACCATTAATACCTGTTCTTGCAAATAAGAAGAAAGGTCTAGCCCATGGGGTTTCATTGAAAGCAGTTTCTAGCTTCTTAGTAAAACCAGTTAAGTCCTGAGTTAGTGTTGCTTCTTTCTTGCTATAAGCAGCAGCAGCATCGGTGATGTTTCCATCTGCATCAAAGATTTGTGCATTGAAATCATCCTCCATTCTCTTAAAGAACTGTGCATCGAAGTCAACGAAGTTTCCATCAGGTAACTCGTCAGCAGCTTTTAAGAATGCTTTCTCTCTAGCTCTAGCTCTACCAATGATTAGCCCGAAAGCATCATCAGTAGCTGCCATTAGCTTGGTTGAATAAGTTAAGAATCTATTATCGTTAGCACCTCTAACTAAGTTAGCCATGCGGTATGTAAGCTTATCTGACTTACTACCTCTGGTCTCAGCCCAGTGACCATACATTTGCCATTGGTCATCTGCCTTAGTTCTTTCGATATATCTAGTCTTCATTGTTGATATATCACCAGCCCAGTAAGAATTTAATCTACGTTTAAATAATTCAAACGATTCTGGAACTGCTTCGCGCATAGCATTTAATGAAGCCAACGCAGCTCTGGATGTAGCCCAGTCACCACGCATAGCACCACCTATTGCCATAGCCATAGGTCTGGTAAAGGTTGCACTAGATGTACCCATGATTGCTCTTACAGCAGTCTTGGGACCAGATAAGACACTATGAGTAAACATAGTTCCCATCTCTTTGATTAATGCACCAGTCTTTTTCTCTCCACCTTTAAATGTTCCACCTTTTAACTTCTGACGCATGAACGCATCGAAGTCGTCGAGTGTATGGACATCTTTAGCCATGGATATACCTTCAAATATGGCTTTGAATAAATCATCACCACCATCTTCCGGAGCCATTTCTAAAGCCATACGAAATGCGTCTATGCTTTGACCTAAATCTGCATCTACTTCTGCATCTAATTTTACTCTTGGTACTCGTTGGTCTAAGTCTCTACCCATCTGAGACCACTCAGCCTTCATCTGCTTTCTAATCCTTAAACCAGCTACAAACTTTTCTATTAATTGCTGTGCTGGTCCATCTACATCTCTAACATCTACGACGTCTGCTAACTCTCTTCCAGTTATACCTAAAGCTCTTATATCACTTAATAGTGAACCGTTGATTAAATCAATAGTATTAGCAAACTCAGGTCTTACGAAGTCATAGTCAACCTTAGCTCCAGTTAAATCCTGACCTTCTGCTTTAAATCTATTCTTCTGTATATCAGCCCAGAATTCTTGATGTGTTAAACCAGAAGTAGCTCTACCTTCATATATTCTTTGTGATAGCTCTACATCTAGTTCTACTAATTCTTCTAAAGACTTACCTTGTCTTGCTGCTGTCTCTTCAAGCTGAGAAATCTTATTCTGACTATATGCTTTCTTAAGTACTTGTCTAACTGTTTTCCTAGCTTCTTTAGAACTACGCGCAATGTTATCTACTTCTACGTTAGATAAGAAAGACCCAGCAGTACCTTCTTCAGCGCCCCACTTAGTCCTTATATCTTTTAAACCTTTTCTAACACTCTTAGCAGTTTCATTTGACATAGCAGTTCCCTGCCATATGTCAGAGATCTTGCTGTTTTTAAAAGCACCGTAGGCTTTTGTTTTTAACTGTTCTTTTGCTTTCTGAACTTGTTGGTACTTAACGCTTTTGTTTCTGTTCTTCCACTGCTCTTCAGCAGCAGAGATAACTTTCTTACCTTTATATTCGGCGGCTGCACCAGTTGATTTAACAAAGTTAGTTATCTGATCTCCAGCTACGGAGTTCATCCCAAACTTAATACCTTCATAGACACCATCAAATACAAGACCAATACCCATACCTTCGACGACATTCTTCAATGTCTTCATCATTGGGTGATCGCCTTCTTTAGTAGCTAATGGAGTATCTAAGAAAGGAATCTTATCCTTTAACATCCCTTGAACATTATGGTCCTGAGATGTTTTAGATACAAGGTCAAACCTTGCACCGCTTAATGCACTACTAGCTAATCTTGTCCCAAGTCCAGCACCTGCTTTAAATATGCCGCCAGTACCTCCAGTAGCTAATAAGGTGGTACCTACATGAGTAGTACCTCTAACTAATCCGCCCCACCAAGTCTTTGTCTCGATAGGGTTCTCGTCGTTAACGAACCAGTCGTCCCACTCTGTATCATAATCGTCACCCTCTTCTCCCATCTCACCAGTGAAGAAGTCAATGACTCTCTCTGGCAATGTGATTAGTGAGGAAGCTGTATCTTGTAAACCACCAGCAACGCCAACAGCAGTGTCTTTAACGTAATCACCAAGATCAGGTTTGTCTTGTTGATTTGCATCCACTTCTGCTTGGGCATCTTCTGATTCCTTTTGTGCTCTGATTTCTGCTCTAGTTTTTTCTGCTGCTTCAGAGTTAGCAACTGCCGCAGCAGTCTCCTCCTCAGACATACCCTCTGAGAGTCCTATCTCAAGGGATGGTTCAAATTCGTTCATTGTTACCGTAGTAAATATGCCCCTTAGAGAGCATGTAAACCGCAGTTACATGTCGTCTCTTCTTAGAGCTTTTGTGTTGTAGATGTTTGTTTCTTCACCTTTAGATTCAGACAAGATTCGTGCTCTTGTGATTCTTGAGGGGGTTGGATGAAAATAAATTAATTTAGATACATCTGGATCTTGTTCTTTTGGCTTCTCTGGTTTGTAGTCTTCTTGTAGATACTTCAGTTGAGATTGAGCTAAGTCAAATGGACTGATACCAATTCGTCTTGCGACATCTTTTATGTACTGAGGTAAATCTTTTGTTTGCTTTAAAGGAGACTGACTCCAATCAAGTAATTCTTTATCTATTGTTGGACTAGAAGTTATTTTATTCTTCTTCCATTTCCCGCCACCAGCCTGACCCATAGCAACTCTTATACTTCTTTCATAGTCATCTGAGCCTGCTTCGAAGTCAGGTTTCATAAGCTCTCTAACTTTACCGTCATTAGCTATAACTTCTTCTACAGCTCTCATCCCAGCCTTATATGCTTCTTGTGGAGTAGAAACAACTTGACCATTACGCATGTACTGAGCTTGATAAGCCTCATTAAATACTTCAGTTAGATTGTCATTAAGAGTTAGCCACTCAACTGATTTAGCATCTGTTTCTCCAAAAGTATCTCCTGTACCTTGGTTTGTATATGCCTTAATAAGTGCAGAAGCTTTCTTTGCGTCAGAAGACCCCGGAGTTAGCGCGCTAGTTCCAATTATCTTATCCTTATATTCGTTGTAAACGTCTGTACTTACATTAGCTAACTGAAAATCATATACTCCATTTTGATAACGATCTGCTTGCTTCAGCATATCTCTAGCTCTGTCATCATCTAAGTGACCAGCTAATGCACCTTGGATTTCACTAGGAACATAGCCATCATATTTCTGACGATAGACATCCATCATCTGAGCTTTTTGCTGATTAGTTAAATTATCTTGCTGTCTAATAACTTGTAGGTCAGCAGCTATGTTGGCTTCTTCTAGATCTTTCTTTGCTTGAGTTCCCTTCTCAGCAGCTTTAGCTAAGTCATGTGGTAAGTCAGACCACTCTTTCCATGAGGTCATCGACTTCATAGAACCATCTCTAGCCTGTTCTTCGTGATAAAGAATAGACATAGCTTCTGGATAGGTGATCTTATTTTCACTAACTAGATCAACAAGATAATCCTTAAAAGCCATTCGACCTACAGAAATGGAAGTTCCATTTTGAGCTGCATACCTAGCTGCAAATTTATGAGCGTTGTTATAACCATCAGCAGGGTTAGCTGTGGCAAATCCAAATTCTATAAATCTTTTATCAGATTCTTGTCTTTTTAATTGATAAGCATTCTCTCTCTCTGTTGCCTGCTTAGTTCGTCTTAGTTCATCATATTTATCTATTTCTGGTTTCACGATCTTAGCTACTAGAGCTTCGTTTAAACCTGAGAATTGTTTTGCATAGTTGAACTTGATTTTCTCATCTAAGGCTGCCTGTTCAGAAGGAGAATTTACTGTTTCATTATTTATAGTTACTTCTTTACCATCTCTAATTACTGTGACTGTTGTATCTTCATAAGCTTTATAGAAGTACTCGTTATACCCTTTAGCCTTCTGTCTCGCATACTCCTCTGCTAGGTGATACTTCTCCCAGCCAGACATGTTACGAAACTCATTAGCTGTAAGACTATCTCCAGTCTCAGCCTCATACTTATGAGCAAATTCCTGAGTCTTTAAATCAGTATCAAATAGTAATTCACGTTCACCTTCGAAGTGAGCTTCTAGTTCAGGAGATACACCTTTAGTTAATACATCAAAAGATATTTGAGCTTTTCTATCTTCTATGTACTTGTCTCTTTTCTTTTGAACTATGCCTTGAATAGTGGTAGATAGATCTCCTAACTGACCCCACATCTTCTCTTCATTAGCTATGCGCTTTTGAGAGTTAGCTTCTAGTTCGTTTAAATAGTTTTGTTCTGATTGTTGTATTCGTTGATCTTCCGCTTCCTGTTCCGGAATGATGTCAACGATCTGTTCAGGGGTTACTGCTGTATTACCCCCTACTTGATATTGAGGTACTAATGCCATAATGATTATTTAATATGAATTGGCAAATGAATAAGCCCCAGATGACTGCATGTTTCCCCATGAAAGGGAAGGGGTACCTAAAGAAGAGTCATATGAACCACCAAAACCGGAGGAATATCCGCCATACCCCATACTTGGAGCAGACCCACCAAAGGCTTGAGAATTACTGATTGAACTCGTGCCAAAGCCTGCATTGTTAGTGAAACTTGTATCAATCGAACTGCCGTAGTTTCCACCACTGTTATCTGGCATTCCTTCTATACCTGCACCTATAGCTTTCGCCATACCTAATGCAAGTGTCATACCAACATTCCTTTTCACAGGAGCTGGTGGTGCTAAGTCAGCTACTGGTTGAATAGCTACCTTACCGAAGGATTTATTTAGTTGTCCTTTTAGATTTCTATTCACGTCTTGTACTGTCTCCTTATACATGTAACTAGCTTGGGCTAACCCTCTAGCTCTCATGGCTTGGCTCATACCAAAGGCACCCTTGTTCATTACAAGTGCTCTAGCTAAGCTCTTCCCTGTTAAACCTCTAGATAACATCTTTGCTTCTATAGCACCTTCAGAATCAAGCATCTTCTTAAAGTCTTCTTGGTTCTGCAAGATCGCCATAGATCTAGCATTGTTTAATTGGATCTGTGTTCTTGTGTAAGCGCGTTGAGCTGCCATGTTAGCCATGTCAACTTCTTGCTCAAACTGTACTTTCTTGGATGCGTATGTAGTACGCCGTTGCATCCATTTACGTTCACGTACTTTTAATTTGTAGTTGTAATTTCTTTGGGCTTCCTTATTAGCTCTGGAAGCCTCCATTGCTGATCCCATTGCGCCTACGGCGGGACCAATTGCTGCTGGACTGCACACGGGCAAACTCTATAAAGGTTAAATTATTAGGTCCGTAATTAAGTCTTCTTATAAACTTAAAACCTAGAAAGCGAAGTAACTTTAAATGGACTTCATTGCGTTCATCGACAATGTTCCACAGTAACTTCTCTCGTCGTTCATCCACATATCTTTTAGCTTCTCTAGCAAAGGTATGTGGGTAGTCGTAGATAGCTGGAGTACAGAGCATCCATATTTGTCCATTTCCATGGACACCTGCAAGCCCTGCTATTTTTCCGTTAGGTACTTCAAAATAGACTGAGTCGCAATGTCGGATTGAATCTACTAATGCTGTTTTAGGATCATGTCCATGACCCTCTTGTACTTCACTACGATCATCTGGCAGCAGATTGAGAGCCACCTCAAGGGCAGCTCCAACCGTTGCTTGGTGGATGTATTTAGACACGCTCGTAATAGTTATTGTTATACACTCCTTCCCACGTCATGTTATGTAATGTCGCTGGTGCAGGGTGTGTAGATTTAATAGTTAAAGATGTGTTTGTATTTCTGTCGTATATAGGAACTGTTCTTAAAACATTATCGTCAAATATACCGGAGTAGTTTGCTAAGTATTGATCGGCTGGAGTTACTTCAAACAAGTCATCATAGTTAGGTTTCCCAGTCCTAGTGACAGTTGTTTCATATATACCTACAGGACCAAAACCTAATTTAACTCTATGTACTACAGTATTAGCTCTAGTGTCAGACTGCCACGTACTACCAGATTGCTTCCGGTAATAGATAGTAGGAATGTCTACCTGCATAGTAAACAAATAACCAATAAGGAATGTTTGACCTGACCAGTCTCCTGTTAGTACTAAATCACTTCCATCAACTGTTATCTCTGCATATCTACCAATTGCATTAGTAGGATTTCCAGAGGAAACAGTATCATCAACATCATAAGCTGCTAATTGGTTTGTACTTTCTAAACCTGTTGGCTTTGCCTTTGTCGATTTGTTAGTAGTTGCATTATAAGACCAACCAGTCGTAGACATTAAATGATCTAAATGGACCCTGTTTGTTGTGTCAACAGTAAAGGTATTAGCATCCATCTTTAATGAATACTTTAATAGCTGATCTTTGGAATTATTCCTAACCACTACATATAGTGCATCGTCTTGCATACAGTGATATTGGATATCACCTGTGACAGTCCACTTAAACCAAGATGCCATTTTCCGATCATTTATCTGATCGAAATATCTGTACCCATATAAGGTAGATGTACCCTCTTCACTAAAGAAGATGACTGAGTTTTCTCTTGAGTTAGATATAAGTTTTAAATCCTTATTGAATAATCTAGAAACTACTGCACTTTGTTCTATTACCTGTGGTTCCCCCTCTCGGAGCACACCAGCCATCTCAAAGAACCGTGAGTATTTCCCAGCATTATCTAGGAATCCCACCGTAGTCCCGAGAGAAATAGGATTAGTAGCGTAGTTAAAATTATAGCTGGATATAGCATTGATCTTTGCTGTTTGAATACTTAGTACATCACTGTCTGTTGTCAGCATGAACTGCTGATTCTTAGTGAATAAAATTAATCCTGTATTTACTTGTATGCCGTCATATAAAACTGCTGGATATTCCGAACTAGCAGATAGATCTATTGGATCACTAGGTACAAAAGCTATAGCTGACTTAGCCCAGAAGTTAAAGAAATCTCCCGGTCTAGATAAGACAATATTCTCATCTGCTAGTAGAGCTAATCTGTTCCTAAAGAACAGCATCTTATTAATACCTTTACCAATAAACGATGGTTCCGCATTCGTGACCTCGTCTCCGACTATGCAGTCATCCCATTGAGGGTGTGTATAGTCTACGCTTGAGATTGTATAAGTAGCACCATCTAATTCAGCTAATCTGAAATTACCGTCAGCAGTTCTGATAAGAGCTACTGGCATACTATGACGCTTAAACCTTATCTTCCTACCCGGCTCTGCACATTCTTCCCATACACCCTCACCATCTCTATCGTTATTACCAAAGAATTTAACGTAGTGGTTATCCTCGTCAGCAGAACTATTGACTACTTCTATAACCATACCGTGTTTACACTGAGAAGGTAAATCACCAACGTCATTAACTTTTCCAGCAACAACATTAAGTAACTCTCCTACTGGAGTAGAAGCATTGAACACTGCATTACGTTTAATATGTAATCCTGTACCAATCGTGGTTATATCTGAATCTGATATATTTCCACCAGCAACGATAGCTGTTCTTATATCACCAAGAATACTCTCGGCAGTAATGGTTGTCTCTGTATCAAATGGAGTTGGCTGTGGTCTGACTAGCGCAAGGTTTGCTTGAACTTTAGATGTACTGATAGTTTCAACAGTTACCTTATAAAATCCATCTTTCATCCAGACATAGAAATAATCACCAGCAAGCCAACCCTCTCCACCATGTAGTAGGTCGTAGGTAGTTGTGTATCTTGCTTGGTATGTGGTTGCCTGAGTTTCTCCTGATCCAGTTGTGTAAGGTACTGACTGACCAGTCGTGGCTATACGGAAGTAGAGATTCTTTCTTCCTGACTGACCTGCTGTACCTGCTTGGTTATAGACGCTGACGTTATAGTCATATTCAATATCGCTTTGGTTTGTATCTGCCTTGATACCACCTGTAGCTCCTTCATCTGTTAAGGCTTTTCCTGAATCGATTGAAAATATCCTTGTGGCGACGTTGGGCGCGTACGCATCTCTTCCGTCTCCAGCCGAGTCATCACACCTACCGTATGGATTCGTTCCACGATTAGCATGAGTACGCATGAAGCCGTTAGTGTCGCAATAATTATTTGACGATCTGACAAGTTCAACATTGATTCGTGTGGCGGTGGTTACTGTAGAAAAGTGAGAGGTCTGACTTCCATCTTGATCAAAAATGTTTAACGCATACTGCTTCGCATACGAAAGAGTTTTTAATTCGACAAAAATTTCTTTCTTATAATTTGTGTCAGGTTCTGTTAGTGCACCCATCTCTGTCTTAACTTGCCTATTTGTTAAATAGGTAAAGTCGTTAAGAGTTAAGGTTTGAATATCCTCGTCACCAGAATGTTTCAGATATTTATAACTACCAGTTGTATCGTCTACATAAGTAAGCGAACCACTGGTAGTTGCATCAACAACATTCTTTTCTGCACCTGTTAAACAATCCCACATACGGACAGTACCGTCTTGATGGATCTGTCCTATGTATTGTTCTGTCTCGTCTCGATAGTAATGAAACCATCTTCCATTAGCGGATGAATTCTTACTCCCATCACTCAAAGATCCCACGAACTTACCAGCAGGTCTCTTCAGTAATCCTTGAGTTATGTCAGGTAAGGTATTAACCATATCCTTGACTTGTCCCGGGATCTTATATTCGTCAGGCTGTTGTGAAATACCTTGAGTTAAGTTGGGAATCGTTTGCGTGATATTTGCCATTAGCGTGCTAGTGCGTTGTACGGTTGATAAGGTCTATATGAACTTTCATGCGGCCAACCAAAGAAGGAATGATCACCCATCTCGCAGTCGTATTCAGTTGCGTTAGCTTTAGTTTTTTCTTTATTTAAGTTGAGTAGTTTAACTAATTCTGTATTTGATACCAATTGAGTAGCGGCTCTTACAGCAGCACTAGCTATGATGTATCTCTGGATAACAGCAGGTACATCAACAAATGCTACGAGTCTGGTTATATCAAAATAAAAATCCGAAGTGAATATATCTGTATGTAGAACGTTGTCATAGATCTTGCCATCTCTTACTACGACATCACGATTACGATCAACTTGACCATCGTGTATATCATATCTGAGATAGTTTGTTGGAACTAAGAATTGACCATTAGCATCCGGAGATACTTTTACATGTTCTTCTACATTGAAATGCCAACCCTCATTCTGGACATCCTTATTACATTCCATTAGTAGGTTATGTATTAAAGAAACTTCGGGGTTAGTAAAGTTAAGAGTAGTTATTGGCGATTGACCTATGCTACTCAATATTGAGTTAACTGCGGATAGTTCTGTATCGCTTGCTTGTATTGAAGTAGTCATAAAAAAAGGGGAGCCGAAGCCCCCCGTATAAAATGTATAAATTAAGCGTTAGCTGGATATGTAGCACCGAATGCTGCTGGAGCAGTAGTACCTGTATATAGCTCAACTGCGGCTGCTGGGTTTAGGAAGTCGGCTCCCATTGCCAACCTACCTAGAATGACATCTCCTTGGTAAACCACTGAAACGTCCCCTGAAGTAACTTGTACCTGTGGACCGATAGCTTCTACAACTGCTGCGGCTTCCTTTTGGAAGATAAGACCACATGACTTAGCGAAGTCAGTAGAGTTACCGTAGTTGTTGTTTAAACCTGTAACAGAAGCTCTTGCATCGCCGATAGCTGTACCGACATGAGAACCTAAGTTACCGGGTGCTGTCTCACCTGTTGTTCCGCCATAAGCAACACCGTGCTTAGCTTGGAACGGAATGTTCATTGACTTGTAGATCTTGATGCCTGCAATCTCAACAACACCTTTTCCGGACTGCAATGCAGATCCTTGAACGTCTCTGTTGATTAGACCGTTGTCGCCTGTTTGCTGGATTAGAGCATAGTACTGACGTGGGTTTAATACTGCACAACGACCCTGAGAGGAAACTCCCTTTTCGTCGAGTGCTGCTGCTGCATCATAAAATGCATTTACCAAGCCTGTTGCACTGTAAGCATCTGAATCGTTTGTAGTTGTACCTACACGAATCTGAGTACCACCGGGTTCAACAAAGTTTGTCTTAGAAACAGGTGAAGCAAGTCTTGCACCTTTTGTTATAGCTCTAAAGATTAACTTATCGTATTTCTCTGCAAGAGCGTAGCCGATTTTTTTTGATATCTCTCCACGAAGCTCATAATGAGCAAGTGTCTCATCGAGCTCATAAACGAAAGCTGAACTGATAAGGAGATCATCGCAAGTCACAGTTTTTTCTGCAACTGGAGGTGCGCCGTCGCTATTACCTAGTATTGAATTTCCGGGGGTATGGAATTCCGCAGTTGTTCTACCTGTGTAGATGAACTGCAAAGATTTTCCATTCTTCAATGTTCTCTTCATTACCATGTCACGAGCTATTGACTCATGCTGGAATCCTTTGAACATCTCACCTGAAAACAATTTAAGGTAAAGGGCTCTGGCGTCGTTTGCTGAGTTTAACTGACCCGGGCGTGTAAGCGAGGTAGTTAAATCAGATGACTGATGTGCCATTTTTCTTTAATTTAAAATGTAAGGGGTATGTATTAACCTATGCGCGCAAATTAAAATCGATATTTTTGTGGTCTTTCCCACCGTCTAGACGGCTAACAGGTATCCCCTCGGGGGCTGAAAGCCAAAAGAAAGAGAGGTCCGACTCTGAGGTGCCTCTCTTCCAGAGACTTATTCAGTCTCTTTTTTTTTAGTTGTTTTCTTAGCAACTGTGATTGGAATTTGCTTTCTACCTGTAGTAGTTTGCTTCCAACCTCTAACGTTTTCTGACATGTTACTTATAATGTGGAGAGAGCTTCTTCTAAAGAGATGTCCTCATCGAACTTCTCTTTAGTTTCTTCGTGCTCTTCAGGTTTGTTGTGATGAGCTTCTACATCAAAGGATGTAATTGAAGCTCTCATCTTGTCTGATTGATGTGCCATTAGAAAGAGAACTTAGCTCCTAACTTTGTGCCGTATGTGTTGTCAGCGTCTTCCACTTGTGCGAAAGATACTTCACCATAGAGACCAAGTTTATCTGTAGCAGAGACAGAACCACCAAGCTTCCCAGAGAAATTAGACTCTGCATCAACGCCATCAGCAGCATTAATTGTCTTACCACCTTGTATGTAGTAAGCAAGATCGCCGATATTGTTTTCATAACCTACGTGTAGGTCGGTAGCTCTTGATGTGTAATCAGATCCAGTGTAGTTAGCATTGGATTCTACATTCACGTATGGACCTGCGAATGCTGGTACTGCAAAGGTGGATGCTGCTAGAGCAAGTGCAATAGATTTCATTAAATTAAATAGTTTTAGCTTTTGTGTAAGAAACGCCGCGATACTTGTATGTGACTTTGATTGTCATTGGAAAACTCCAAGTACCTCAGACCCCGTTCCATGTCTAAGGTTTCATGCGTCCCGAAGGGATGAACGGAAGTATCGTTAAGCGACGGGTGCGATCTCTTTAGCCGCTAGATCAAGCGGGAAATTATGTGCATTTCTTTCATGCATTACTTCCATGCCTAAGTCGGCACGGTTGAGAACATCAGCCCAAGTGGGGACGACTCTTCCGTTGGCAGCAACGACTGACTGGTTAAAGTTAAAGCCGTTGAGATTAAAAGCCATAGTGGAGATTCCCATAGAGGTAAGCCAAATGCAAACGACGGGGAAAGTAGCAAGGAAAAAATGTAGACTCCGGCTATTATTAAAAGAGGCATACTGAAAGATAAGTCTCCCAAAGTACCCATGAGCCGCAACAATGTTATACGTCTCTTCCTCTTGACCGAACTTGTATCCATAGTTCTGAGAAATTAAGCCAGTTGTTTCCTTAATAAGTGAGGAAGTAACAAGACTTCCGTGCATTGCAGCGAAAAGAGCACCGCCGAATACCCCAGCAACACCGAGCATGTGGAAAGGATGCATGAGGATATTATGTTCGGCTTGGAATACGAACATGAAATTGAAAGTACCGCTAATACCAAGAGGCATACCATCACTGAAGCTCCCCTGACCGAAGGGGTACACGAGGAAGACAGCAAAGGATGCTGCAACTGGTGCGGAATAAGCTACGCAAATCCATGGTCGCATTCCTAGTCTGTAACTAAGTTCCCATTGGCGTCCCAAGTAAGCTGAGATACCGATAAGGAAGTGGAAGACGATGAGCTGGTAGGGTCCACCGTTGTAAAGCCATTCATCGAGATTGGCTGCTTCCCAGATGGGATAGAAGTGGAGACCGATTGCATTTGAGCTGGGTACGATTGCCCCCGAGATGATGTTGTTTCCATAGAGTAGTGAGCCTGCAACTGGTTCACGTATTCCATCAATATCTACGGGTGGTGCTGCTACGAATGCAATTAGAAAGGCAGTAGCTGCTGTTAAGAGTGCGGGAATCATAAGCACACCAAACCAACCAACGTAAAGTCGGTTGTTGGTGCTAGTAACCCAGTCACAAAAGCTATTCCAGTTTGTAGGTTTAGTTAATGTGGCTGTTGTGTTCATTTAAAATATGCCGGGAATAATTTGTCCGGTTGTTAGGTATGCACCTAGAGCTGCAACAATACCAAGCATTGCTACTCGTCCATTAAGCTCTTCAGCGATGTGCATAGGATCGCCTTCGTGGTTATGGTTTTCCATAAGTTGTATCGGTGGTTCTTTTGCGAAGATGTTCTGCTTACCGTATTCGGTAGTAGTTGTCATTGAATTCAAAGTAGGTGTTAGGCGATGATGAAAGTTCAGGTCGCCATGACTACCTATTTAATTTTCAACTTTTTCTTATTCCATTTCTTGAGCCATACTTTCTCAGACTCAGAAGCATAACCTGCTTCAATTTTTGTTTTAATTAAAGTGGCTTTGTTTTGTCCAAGACTCATATTAAGGTTTGTAAGCTGGTCCTACTCCTTTCTGTACGCACTGTCCTTTAGAGTTCCTAACGAAACCAGAAGGACAAGGTCTCTTTGGTGGTGAGTTTAATTTTTTTCCCATTAGAAATTAAGGTCTGAGTTGTTTAATCTTTCTATGACGTCTTGTCTATAGGCTGGATCATTCTCATAGCGAGGATCACCCATGGCTTGTACTAATTCAGCTTGGCTTCTATATACCTGACCAGAAGAATTAGGACTCTTGCCTTGTAGCATTCGTCCTTCATATCCATTAGCGTCGTTGTACTTAGATTGCAAAGCTGTTAATCCCATCTTGATAGCAGCGACGTTGCCACTATCTATAAGGTTGTCAAAAGCATCTATCTCTTGATCAGGTAAATTGTCAGCAGCCCAGCTAGTTAGTTGGTCATAAGCATTCGATCCACCAGCAGCATTTTGTATCTCATTAACATTTGAATCACTTAATTCAACTGCTTGAGTTTGCTGAGCTTGTGGATTATTCTTTTGAATTTCAATGTAAGCATTGACTAAATCTTGGCTACTCATACTAGAGAACTTGTCAATTGTCTCAGGAGTTAGTTCACCATCGTTTTCATAGTATTCAGCCGAGGCTTCCTCTATTAAACTGACCGCAGGAGACGCATCAGGTACCTCCTCATAATCTCCTTCTCCTTCTTCTTCGCTTCCTTCTCCTTCTTCGTCATTAGTACCTAGTTTCTTTTGTAGTTCTAGGTAAGCCGACTCAAGATCTTCAGCGTTCTTATACTTACCTGCTAGTAGTTGTTCGTGTTGAGCTTCTAACTCTTCACCGACTTCCAGAGAGTCCTGTTCCTCATCGGTTAGGACTTCTGTGTCTGGTGTGTTGTCATACGATAATGTTTCTGCCATTTACTCCGTAGGTGGTGGTGGTGCTTGTTCTCCTTGCATACCTTGTAGGTTTTGACTGTCAGCCATCTTTGAATTAGCGAACTGTCCAGCCTGTTCTAGTAAGGTTTGGTTCTGTTGATTAGACATCTGCTCTTCCTTCTCTTCTGCCATCTGCTCTTGAGTCTTAATTAAGTTCAATACATCTATACCCTGTGCAGCAGCTAAACGTTTGATAGCTTCTTCTGGGTTGAGGTATCTCATCAATGCTTCCGGACCTAATGTCTGAGCAATAGTTTGGATAAACATATTTAAGCTTTCTCTATCCTGACCTCTACCTAATGCATTAACACCCGCAACAATCTTGGGGCGTACTATATCTTTAGGTAGCTTTGGTAGTTCATTAGATCTTTGTAAGACCAATAGAGTTCTAGCTAAATATGGTATGAGGAAAGAGACAGTTAGTAAGGAGAAGATCCCTCCAAGTTGTTGTTCAAGTTCTAACTGTGTAAGTCGAACTTCCTCGGCTGTAACTCTTTCTGCATTCCTTACGTTCATGACAAGGAAAGCTTCTAGCAATCTCTTCTCAATTGTTTGAGCCATCTGTGCAGCCGTAGCAAAGTCAGCAGTCTTTCCAACTTGCACAACTTGTACGTCTTCAGCGCGCCCTTGAACGATTGCACCATTAGCTGCTTTAGCTATGGTTGCTGGCTTAGTTGTAGAGCTAGGTGAGACAAGGAAGATAACCTTACTTGCTGCTGCTGCTCCTTCAACTAGGGCTTGTGATAATCCTTCTAAAGATTTGAGGTCGCCTAAGAATTCTTCAACTCTTCCGCGTCCATACTGTTCTCCGTCAACCTCGTTAAAGGTCAGCACAAGCCATGGGCTTGCACTCTTAGGTGCAGTACTTCTTGTCTGTGGGATTATCTGATCGAGAACCTCTTGATGCCATACCCATCTGCCGTTATCTAGTTTCACGTACGTGTAAACTTCGACATCATCGGTAGCTCCACCTTGAGTTTCGTCGATACCAGTGTTCGGGGTAGGGACTGGAAGGTCAAAACCGAGAACATCTTTACTTATCAATTCCTTTGTAACTATTTCTAGGACGTTACCATTTCCATCTCTGTTGACGACATACCTTGTAAGCGGATAGTTCTTTATTCCATCTTTACCCATAAACAACAGAGCATTACCACCAACAATTAAATGTTTAAGTGCTTGATGGATAACGACTCTGTCATTTGATGCAGCGATATAGTCCATGACCATTCGCTCCATCTTGGAGAAAGATAAATCTAATTCACTCTTTGCTTCGGCTGGTATATCTTCGCCTAGCTTATCGTCTCTTACCTGTAGCTTAAAGAAGCTAGTCTGGGGAGGAAGGATGCTAAGCATTAGCTTTGCTGCTAACGCTACACAACACTTGGCTCCCACTGACTGCCAAGGTACAGTTAAGGTTTCGTGTCTAGGTCTTGAAGATGTATCGTCTTGTATTAAATAAGGTAACGTGAGCTTGGAACATTCAACTGCTTTGTCTAGGAATTGTCGTCGATCTGTTGTCAGTTGATTGTATCTCTCACGGGCTAACATTTAGAACACCTTACGAACTGTTTGTGCACCAGTGTTAAGACCTCCATCAGCAGCTCCGCCGCCTGTGTTAACACCAGTATTCTTTTTGATTCTCATTGAGCCAGTTCCTTTAGAGAACTCACCCTTTGTTTTGTTACCACGGTCCTTCTTAGCTCTCCTTACATTTGGATTAACATCCTTAATGATTGGATCTGGAGGCGGTGCAGTAGGTGCTGGAGGCAATGGTGGTGGTGGAGCTGGGGGTAGTGGTGGTGGTGGCGGTGATGACTTTTGATTAAATAGACACATTAGATTTCTTCATCCATTATTGATTTGATGTATTCAATTACGCTGGCTTGACCAGCGCGATACATGATTGACTGTATGTCTTCTTTAGGGTGGATAGGTTTCCAACCAAAGTTATCCTCAAGCCTATTGATCAGCTCATCCAACCTATCGTTGTGGAGCTTAAGCGTATTGAGGGAGATTCCGGTTGTCATGTTCAAAAAATGCTGGCATTCTTCCAGCTTTGGTGGCATTTAGTTGTGGTGCTTTCCCCTTATACATAAGGTTATCGCTTGTTTCGAGCCAGAATTTTCTGCTCAAATATTGATCGCTGTTCTCATACTTAAGAGGTTGCATGATCCAGTTGATCGTCGCTTTACGAAGCTTGTCTAGCGATGGGCTAGGGTCGTGCCCCAGCTCCGCGCATACAAGTGAGTTCGTTGCAACGTGAATCTGCTCGTCCCTTGAGATGTCTGCACTTACAGTAGCTAATCCTGCGTCACCATTGAATCTAAAGAACGGTAAGAGCACGAAAAATATCGCACGCTCAATTACCAATGCTTTAGTAATGGTGTGATCAGGATGACTATTCCATGCGTCTCTTAATAGGAAAGCTTCTTTCTCTGCGTTCTCATTTACACCATGTGCATTGACTATATAATTTAATGCTAAGTCATGCCTCTCTTCATCTACTACGTTCGACTCTAAGAGTTTCCGTGCACGAGAAGGTACATCCTTCTCAAGAGCGTCGGTGATAAAATCCCCCACTGGTACTTCCATGTGACGTATTGCCAAAGCACGGAAGAGGGTCTCTTCAGCTCCTTCTTTAAACTTTCCTCTTGTTGTCTGGACAGGGTTCCATGTTCTCTTTCTTGCGAGTAACTTCTCATACGGGTTCATTGTTGGCAGTCACAGGTAATTTCTTCGGGGTTACTCAATATGTCTGCTAAGTAACTATCAACGTCTTCCTGATCTAGGGCAGCATAAGCATCTGACTTATCCTGTACGTCTGACATAACTTGCAGGCTATAATAGAGAGACGTTTGTGGACTCTTCAGCCACTCGTCTATAAATGCTTCATCGTAAGTCACCATATCACTCCAAGAATTGAAGCTATAGCCATGTAGCAATCCTGTTCTATCTAGCATGATCATTATTTGATCAGCTACTTTCTTATATGTATCCCATCCAACTTCGGATGCGATCTCTACGTCACCATATTCATAATGTTGTACCCCAAATGTACCTGAGTCTCTATCTACACTCCTTGATATAGGTGGTGCGATCTCTGGAGTTGACGTGAAGCCTTCGAGATCTTTACTTCTGTATGAACAAGATGCAGTTGGAGCTATGGCGAATGCTCTATCCATCTTGTTATGTCTTGCTATCTCCGCAGCTTGTTCAATGCCCATGTAAAGTTCCCGTGCTGCGATGCCACTGGTACCTTCGACCCACTCTCCGTTGTTCTGTTTCTCAAGTGAGTCAGCAAACTGGGCATAAGTTATTTTGTTTTGTCTTAAGAAGTTAGCTAGTCCAAGGAGTCCAAGTCCGACTTGGCGGTCCTCTTCGGGCGGTTTATATTCCCCACTAGATCCAACACCTGTTTTGCCGTGGAGGTCGCACAACGAGGACATACCTTCAGCGAAAGCTGAACGTAATCCTCCAATGTCACAAGCTCCCAAGTTAATGTGCTGAAGCAAACATGTGGATCTGCTCCCGATGAAGACTTCGAGGCAGACGTTAGAAAAGATTCTATTTCCATGTTGATCGTGCTTTATTTTGGCAAGCCATATGTCCCCTCTTGCAATTCCTCTAAGTATTGCTTCCTTTGTTTCAGCGTTTGAATCACTCCAGTCTTTTGGGGTGAGGTTAATACATCGCTTGACCCAAGGAAGTTCAGCACGGGGAGCTTGCACGAAGTCAATAATATCGGGGTGAAAAATGTCGAGAGTAATAACACACGCCCCGTTCCTGTACGTGCCACCTCTTCTAAGAATTTCATTTAATGTTGAATAGATTTTTGCGAATGACACTGGTCCACTTGCAACAAGTGTGTCATTTCCTTTAATGCTTTCGGTTCCTTTGGGTCGTAACTTCGACAGGTGTACTGCGACGCCTGCTCCATTTCGTAGAGCATGTGATACAAATCTCCACGATGATTCGAGTCCATTCTCTCCCTCCATTGAGTCGTCTACTACAAATACGGTGCACGACACCGGGAGACGTGAGGTGGGATCGTCTATCCATGACTGGACTCTGCCAGTACGTGCTATTTTGTTTGCCATTTATATCAGGTCGTTAAGGTGTGGTGGTTTATAGTTTGGTCCTTTTAAGACCTTGCCATCTCCTCTCTTGATTGGATGTCCGGTCTCATCAAGTTTAGATAAATTACTGGCATGTATTCTTCGCAGTGCTTCGTCAAGATCCCAGCCTAAGTTCGCCGCGTATTGGTACGCTACATAAACAAGGTCTCCGAGTTCTTTTAAGCAGTCAGCATGTAGTTGGTCGTTATTTCTAAAGAGAAACTCTTCGGCATCCATGAACTCACGGAATTCTTCAACGATTAGCTTTCGTTGTCTACTACGACTCGTCTTGTCTGGACTGTCTACTATATTGTACGCAGTCCTGAACTCGTTCGCTTGTTCTGTATTCGATTTCATTGTTTAAGTAATGGATGGCTTTTGATAGGTCGTCTATGTCGTCGTGTTTATACCCTGCTCGGCATACATATTTGATTACGTTTCCGAGGTGGAATCCAAGTTCTTGGTCCCTAATAAAATCCCAAACATCAATGGAACCTCGTCGGTAATATTCTGGTCCTTGGTCGTTGGTGGTTTCGGCCATGAATTTAATAAGTTAGTAACTGCATTGCCCAGTACAAAGTTTTGTCTTTGCAGAGCCATTAAGAGAGTGATCAGATCTTTCTTTTCTGTCTTAGGATCATTGACTGCTATCTCAATTGTCCTGATCCGGAACTCTTGCTCCGTCGTCAACTCCATACTCGGGGGCGGGGGTCCATAAGATTGGTTCTTGTTTGTCATGGTCAAAGTCTTCAGTGGTAAGTATTCGTGCGAGTCGTGCATTAACTAATGCGTCTGCTTCAGTCAAGCCTTTCTCTACGAAGGTCTCAGCGACTGCTTTCCATGTGTATCCTTTCTCTTGGAAGATACTTGTAGCTCTTTTGATGCCTATTGAAGGGCATCCTGCGTAGCCGTCGGTGTTATCCCCAGCTAACGATTGTATTAGATGCCATCGAGCACCCTCTTCTGGTGTGATGTCTACTACTTCTTTAAAGTCATAGAGTTTTCCCGGGATCTGTCTCATATCCTTATCAGGAGAGACAATAATATTTCCGGGGTGTTTGGTAGCGTAAATCCCTAAAGAATCGTCCGCTTCAAGTGTTTGTACCTCAATAACCTTGTACTCAGACTTAAGCTTATTTATGACCCTTTTGAA